TAAAATATATCTTCAGTTATTATAATATCCGATGTCTCTCCACCATTTTTAGTTAAAGTAACTTTAGGATATGAAGATTTTAAAAATTTACCAGAACCAGAAGTAGTTTTATCTAAGGGAACTTCATAATTACCACCAGAACCGATAGTAACTGATTTTACAGCACCATATCTTACCTTATTACCTTGTATACTATTGAATTGTATACCATCAATAGTAATACCAATACCTTTTAATGTTTTTGTTGGTGAAAGTGCTTTAGAAGTTCTTAAAACATTATTATTAATAAGACTTGCAGGGAAAGGTATTCTTTTAACTAATTTTTGTATTTTATAATTATCTTTATCTTGATTAATACCAGCAAGACCACCTAAATCAACATTTATAATATCTGCTCCACCACTACCATCTTCTAAATCGATAACAGTAATTGCAGCACCAGAATTTACTTCACCAAATGTTAAAGTAGATCCAGATATTGTATATGAAGTTGTTGGTTTTTGTATTACACCATTTATAGCAACAATTACAGTATCAGTAGTTGCAGCAGTATAATTAGAACTTGAATTTTGTAATGTATAAGTTTTTGAAGATGTAGATGTAATACTATCTAAGACAGTTGCATTTTTTATCCAATATGCTACAACTTTATCTGGTCTTCTAGTAATAGAATCAGTTACAGCAGAAACAAATGTATGTGTTGATGTATCACTAGAAACACCCACATTAACTAAATGATCATTACCACTAATACTTTCAATTTCTAACCATTGATCGCTTACAGGGTCGGTAGATCTTGGATATGCATGAGTAGTTGCATTATTGTCTTTTGCACAGGTAAATGTAATTCCACCATCTGCAATTTTAATTTTATCTCCTACAGTCAAATTACTATTAAGAATAGTAAGAGTTAAATTACCATTAGCAGGATTATATGAAACAGTGGTTGGTGTTAATTTAGTAGTAAGAGTGTTTACATTATCTGTAAAAGTAGCTACTTTAGTAGTATTATTATAACTAATAGAATTTCCAACTTGTAATACACCATTTACAGATACAAAGAGATAATCATTAGATGTATTGAAAGATCCTAAACCATTCAATGTAAGTGTAGAATTTGAAGCACCTTGAGTGGTTTGTGTATATGTTAGTTTTGTAACTTTATTAGTATCAGTAAAATATCTTACATATACAGGCTCACCTTGTTTTGGAGTTTCTATAAAAGTAAGAACATCATTTACAACATCAAAATCTGTTGTTGGATCTTGTAATACTGCATTTCTAAAAATAAATAAATCTTTTTCAATAGGATTGGTAAGACCAGTTAAAGTAAATGCATTTGTATATCCATCAAATATATTTGAAAGAACTCTATTTTTAGCATTTACAGATCCACTAAAAATATAACTTGGAATTGCAGAAGATGAAACATAAACATGTTCATCTTTTGGTGATTTGTAATTATAAATTTGTGAAATACCAACAAAATCATTATCAGTATCTAATGTATGGTCACTATTGATATTCCATGATGTATATTCTGTTCCAGTAAAATCTTCATAAGTTTTATCATCAAAAAAGTATTTTTGTGGACTGAATAAAGCACCAGTTTTTTCAATAGTTAGATCACCAACTAATCCCATTAATCTTGCTTGTGCAACAGAGAATATACATCCACCAGTAACCTTAGATGTGTTTGGTATTGACAATGTTAACTCTTTACCTGATATAGAACGAATTTTTGCACCAATTCCAATACCCGAACCAACAACTGATTGACCAACTGCTATATCTCTTACCTTATCAACTCTTATTGTTAATTCACCTTCATTACCAGTACAAGTAATTTCTGGAAATCCAACAAAAACATCAACGAAATAAGATACTTTAGAACTTCCAATATATTCCCATTCAATATCACCAACTTTAACCCTTCCTAAAATATGAGTTGGATCAGCAGTGCTAGATGAAGTTCCTTCATTTATGGATCTATATAAATTTTCTCCATAATATCTTTCTTGACCTATTCCTACAAACTCACCTCTTGCATATTGTTTTCTAGTTCTATATCTTCCATAAGCAACTACTTCAGTAGAAACTGGTTTAGTACCTACACCAGCACCTACAATAGTGCAACCTAAGAATTGATTAACAGTTCTTTCATCATAATCAATAATTACATCATCAATGTAAACTTGACCTTTTGTAGTAGGAAATCCTGATGCATCATCAACAGTTATTGTAGTATCACTAGCAACATTAAATGGTTTAACTAATTGAGTAGAAGCTGGAAGATATATCTTATTAAAATCATCATTAATTTCAATATCTGCTTCATATGTTGGTTTATCAACAGCATCAATTTTTATAACTTGACTACTTTCAATAGTTACATTAGATACTCCAAATATACTATCTTGTTCCTGTACAAATGTAATATATGATGGAGAGACAGTTTTATTGTTAGAAATAACATCTAATGAAGGATCAGATATATTTGATAACTTTTTAATAACTTCTAATCTAGCTAATTTTTTACCACCATAGTTTGATGTTGATGGTCTGAATAGATAATCTTTTGGAAATTCTATTTCTGGATCTTGAGAGATAATTTCAAAATTATCCACAAATGCTCTTGCTCTTTCACCACTACCAGATTGTAACTCATCAGCATTAACAAAAAATCCTACAATATTGGTTAATGTAAGTTCTCCTGTATTAAAATCCCAACTCTCAACTATACCACTACCATTTCCAGCAACAGAACTAACTAATTCTTCTTCAGCAAAATCTCTTTCTCTTACAAAAGCAGTAATAGGGCCAACATAATTTTCTCCTTTGTCAACAATAATTACCCCATCAATTGATCCACTAGTAATACTAGTAACTGTTAGTAGAGCGGTAGGATTTGCAACATCGATACCTGTACCACTTCCAAACACCTCTATTATAGGAGGATTGATCAAACCACTACCATCTGTTCTGGAATCGTATCCAGACCCACCAGCAGTTATCTCAAGACCAGTTATAGCACCATCAAAGTTAGGTATTTTTAAAGTTGCTCCACTACCTCTTGTTTTAGTTCTAAATTTTATTTTCTTATCATTAAATAATATTCTAAAAAGAATTGCATGAGAATTTAAACTTCCTTTTGACCCATAAAAACTTCTAATTCTAGAAAAGAAAGATGCTAAATCTAATTCGGATACAAGATTTTCTGGTATTGTAACGGCAATTTCTGATCTAATTCTTCTAAAAAATTCTGATGTAAATTCGTATGCAATATTTGTAACTACAGCATTATCAAGATGATCCTCAACTAATGATGTTTTAAGACTAATTTGAGATAATGGTATATTGGTTAATATAAGTGCAGAAGTACCTCGTATACAGTCTGTAAATGATGTTGTAGTCTTAGATCCATAATAGACTATTTCATCATCAATTTGAATATATCCCTTGTCTGGAAATCCAACAGTACTATCTACATTAATTGTAGTAGCACCACTAGCAATATTACCATTTAATTGAGTATTTTCTATTAACTCTGCTTTTTTATAAAAACCAATATTGTAATATTCTATTAAATTTTGTGCAATATCTAGAGGTGAATTTTTTAATTCTTGTGACTCATAGTATGCTTTTATAAACTTAATGAACGTAGAATTATCTTCCCTTACAAATTGAGGAAATTGATTTTCAATTAAATGTGAAAGGTCTACTGAGTGATCGCTTAGAAATTTCATTAGTTACACTTACTTGGATCTGTTTCTGGAGTAAAGTCATCAATTGTAATAACATTATTAGGATCATCAACTACAGTTGTTACACTAGTTATATCAGGATCACCAGTGACATCTCCGATAACTGGTTCACCAATAGTAGTATCATCATCAAGTTCAGAATCGTCATCATCATCATCAAGAATTGCAGGGTCATCAATAATAATATCAGGATAGGTTTCTGAATCTGTCTCTAAATCAGTTCCATCTTGTAATCCACATAAATCTATAGGATTATCACTACATGCTGGAATAGAGAATGAAAAATCACCAGTATCAAAGTCAATTGTACCTATTGAATCAATTATATTTCCATTTTTATCAAATATATAAATGTTATTATCTAAAACACAACCTTCTAATTGTGAAGGAACTCCAATAAATACTGGATCTGCATAGCCTGGATAACAGAAGTAACCAGAAACAATAGCATATTTTCCATCAAGTTTACTCTTCATTTTAGTGAAGAATGATCCACTATAATCAATAGGAGTTGTAGATGATTGAAGATCAATCTCTGCACAAACTTTAGTTTTTACGTTTGTATATAAAATAGAAGCATCTAGATTTTGAATTGCAGCAAGTAACTCAGATTTACTAAATCTTCCAGTAAAATTCTTAAATGCATCAGAATTTTCATAATCTATAAGTAAATCACGAATTAATTTAGCTAATGAAGCAGCACTTCTTCTTGTTTTATCTTTGTTATAAACAATAACTGGTTTGACGGTAATTTTAATTTTCTTGGGATCTACAATTACTGGTGTAATAGATCCAACAATATAATCCTTGAGATCCTTTACTATGTTTAACTTTTCAGTGCTACTAACCACATCACCTACTTTTGGTTTTATTGTAATAAACACTTTTCCAAATTGAGGTGGATATAGTGATTCACCACCAACAACTTTTACTAACTCAGCATTTCCATAAAGTTGCATTATTAAAGATTCATAGTCACTGATTGTAACTGCCCTTTCTTGTGCAGCATAATATCTTGGAGCTCTATACTTTATAGAGGAAATACTTTCAAATGATGAACCACCACTTGAATTTTGATCATTTAGAGTGAATGAAACATCACTTAAAGGAAGTTTTCCAGTAACATCACTAGCATCAACATATTCAATAGTTCCAATAAACTGTAAAGAACTTTCTTTAACGTTATTAAGTTCAGAACCAGCTGTTACAATATATCTAATTTTTACTACTTCACCATTTTGTAATTTTCTACCAATTACATCATCACCAAATATTACTTCATATTTTTGGTCTTGAACTTCTTCTACAAAGAAAACTGTATCAGATGGTTTTACACCTACAATTGTATTTTTTCTTGTATATTCTGTTTCTGTAGTTGCACTAGCATCATCTTTTACAAATACTTTTACAGTAGTAGAATCAACAAAATTATTAGGTATGAAAAATCTTTGATGTTCGTTTGAGGTGTTGACAGTATAGTTTATATCGAATACTGTACCTTCTACTAATTCGACATCTCTAAAGACCGCCTGAGATGCGCCTGGAACAATTGTAAGGTTAATTGGATCTTTGGACACATAAGTATAGTTCTTTCCACTCATACTGGTTTGTAAGGTTGCACCAGATGTAAGACCTAATCTTTTAAATGTTCCTACATTAGAGCAAGTAAGATCAACTACAACCTTTGAAGATTGATAAGATATAGGATTATATCCTAATTTTTTAGCATGTGAAACTATATTATCTCTTAAAACGGCAGTATCGAGATTTAACTCGTTAGATGCCATATTAATGTTATAACTGGTATATAAAGTATTATAAGCAAGAATATCTACCAACATTGAAAGGTTTGACCCTTCAAAGTCAAAATCAGTAAAGTCTGATTTAGTTTTTATATAATTTTTTATAGACGCCTTAAGTTGTTCAAACTCTAAGGATGCTACTGATGGTAACTCCATTTAACTTTCTCTGACTAAAATGAAATCGACTGTTTGTAATGCCTCAGGAATACCAATGATAAAATATTCAATAAAGCATTCAAATCTGTTATAATCTTCATTTGCGTTCACAGTTACAGATGATAGAGCAATTCTTGGTTCAAAAGTTTGCAATACATCTTCTATTTCTTCAATTAGAGCATTTTCAGATAATCCAGTAGATAATTCAAACAGATAGGATGTTGTGTTGGTTCCTAGAAGTGGACTAAAATGTCTTTCACCGATTTGCGTTAAAACTAAATTCTTAACCGACTGCTTAATTGCTTCCTCATTTTTAAGTACAACAATATCCTTGGTGATAGGATTCTTAGTCATATTAAAGCTAATATCTTTAAATGACCTAGAGGTCTTCCCCAAGTAATTATCAACTATCTTAGTTGGTGCAGTAGATCTGGTTACGCTAAACGACAAGGTTAAAAAACATAATTCGTTAAGCTATATATGCGAGTTTTTCCAACTTTTTAGAATTTATCAAATCTCTTTATACTATAAAAGGTATATTTCAAAAATAATTCTTCGCCTTTACTAATATGACGAATTGTTTTTACAAAATATTTATCATCTTCTTTCCATTTTTCACAATTAGGTTCATCGCTATGATTAATGAATCCTCCTAATGGTGTTCGGTAAATTACTTCATCTACAACTATATGTGACATTCCCAAAACAAGACCAGCTGGTATTTCTTCAAGAGCAAAAATGCCTTGACCAGCTACGTCACTATCTTTAATATGTAATCTGTTTGGTAATGCTTGGTACATAATTGTAGTTTCATCTTATAATGGGCATTTCGTAATCTTTGTTTGGAACAGGCATCGTTTTAGGTTTAGGCATAGTAAGAACTTCTACAAGTAAATTAATATCAGCAGATATTGCATCACCAGTTTCCGCCATTCTACGAAATCCATTACCAACATATAATTGTCCTGCAAATACAGAGACAGTTGCTGTACCCCAGAATAGATAATACCATCTGGATTTTACTTGTGCTCTTACTTTTTCACGTTTCGTTGCCATAATTTTTCAAATGTATTGTTTAGTTAAATACTCAACTCGATTGGAAACATCTTCCATTGCATCTCGAATTTTTGGTGCTGATCCTGTTAAATGTGTTGCATCGCCGTTTTTTGCATACTTTCTTGTGTATAATGACCATCTCCACTGTTGTACATGTTCAGAGTACCAAATTTGGATTCGCATAGACTATTTTCCTTGTCCTCGATAAGATTTACCTTTGTGATTTCTACTGGTAGCAGAGTATTTAGAATGTTTTCCGTTACCTTGTCTTGTTTTCTTCGGTTTTGATTCTACTGTTGGTGTGCCAGGATTAAAACGTACTGCCATTTATGAATTTATAATTAGACGCATTATAACATAAAAATCCTTAATTGTAAAGGTGTTATGCATAAAGCATTTTTGGAGCTGGAGTTGCAATGTTCAAACGTGGAACAGAAGGTGGGTTAGGATCTCCCAAGTGAGAGAAATTTCTACCTGTTATAAAAGTTTTACCTACTCCAACCATAACTCTAGGACAAACACACGGTCTACATCCAAAACCGCAACAGTTTATGCCAGGAGCAGGTACTAGAGGTTGTCCTGTACTACCTACTGGTAATCCTAAGTGAAATTGTTTCTGTATAACTGGAGTTACAACAAATGGAAAACACTTACAACATCCTAAAACAGAACCACTATCTCCTCCACCTATAACTTGTACTGGTCTCATTTAATCCGCTCCTATTCGGTATGGCCAATATTGTTGGACTGAATAGCCCTTTTGATAACTATTTACAATTCCACCATTTTTCGCATAAGGTTCCATAGTTGTTGTAAATAGTGCATCTGAGTTAAATCTAGACCTTTTAATGTCTTTAAACTCTGTGCTGGTCTTAGAACCGTAAAATATAATCTCTTCTCCATCATAAAAGTAATTATTCCTTTCATTCTTAGTTTGATTGCTTCCAGTACCCAAATCTAGGTAAATTTCCGTTTTTCTTACCCATTTTGGTATTAATAAGTACCCAGAACTCAAAAACTTGTTAGTATCTTCAACTTTAATCGAAATATCGGTTGGTTTTAACTCTTCCGTTAATTTTGAGGTAATTGGTTCTAATTGGAGTGGATTTCCTTTATTAAAACTCGTTTTTGAGATATTTTCCGACATTGGAATCATATCAAACTCATATTCTTTAACATAAGTGCTTCTGTACTCATAATCCGCACCTTTCCATGATTGATTCGGATATACTTGGCCAGATGCACTCAAATCAATAGTATCAACGTAATTTGTAAGACCAGCACCAGTATAATAGTTGACAGTTTGTGAAACTTGATTTATACCAATAGAAAAAGTAGTAATATTAGCTGCATTACTACTAAAACGCACTCTTGCGGTCATAAACTGATATCTACCTGTAGAAGTAACTGGAACTTGAATACCATTTACTAATGTCGGATAATATACAAAGAATTGAGTACTACTTGCTTTAACAGCACCATATGCAGTACCGTTCTGAAGGGGAGAAGGTGCGTTACTAGAAAAGGTAATCGTAAAATTAGTAGGGAAGTCATTTAAGTTTCCACCCGATACACTCATTCTACCTCTACGAGCATCATCTACACTAACTGACATTCCAGATGGTTGCGAAACAGTATTGTAAAGAGTACCAGCTGACGCAACATTTACAATGTATAATCCAGTTCCGTTACTCTTCGTACCCTTTAATACATCAAATGTCGCACCTGATCCGTTCTTTCCGTCAGTGTTTGTACCACTAACACCTGTATAGAGTGTTTCTGGAGTGCCACTAAAACTCAATTCCGAGATTCCACCCACATAGTCAACCGCAGTTACCGTAATATCAAGATCATGGGTAGTATTTGTTCCTCCAAGTGTACTTCCGTTGATTCGGAGTACGTCACCCACTAAAAACCCTCTTCCTGCTTTTTCTTGCGTAACTTGTACGGTATATACGTCATCAGTAGTACTTGAAGTACTTAGCCACGAAACACCGACATCAAACGTTCCATTTACAATAGTTGGTGATACACCAGTAAAAGTAGCTGACCCTGTAGAAGTACCAGTAACGTCAAATGTAGTTATAGTAGTACCAGTGACCCCTGTAACGGTTATAAAGCAGTCATTCTGATCATTTGTATCAGTTCCATCAGATCCACCCAATAAACCTCCTCTAATGATGAATTGTTGACCTACTCTATTCGCATCATTTGTCGCAGCTGTATTAATTGTAACATTATAGTTTCCTCCAGCTGCAGTTACGTCAAAAGTTGTCCTATTTTGTTGTGTAGGTTGAGAAGAAGGAGAGATTCCTGTGTATCCTAGCTTTGGAACTGCATTTGGTGCTACTTGAAACTCTGTAATTGCACCTGTTGAGTCATTTACACCCGATACAAGTATTTTTAGGTCATTTGCTGGACTTGCACCACCTAATGCTGTGCCTGGAATTACTATTTCTGTCTCTCCAGCGACTTCTGCACCCACTGTAGGACTTCCGTACAACCATCTTGGTAATACATTTGCAACAATCGTGTCTCTATTCGCATTTTTACCAATATTCTCATAAGATGCATCTGTTAGTGAAAGATCCTCTACAAGAAAGTACATTCCGTCTTGTTTTACAGGAAGATCACGAAATGCGTTCTTTCTAAGCTCAACTTCACCAATATTCTCTCCATCTACCTGATTTGCGAAGCTTGGAACGTGATCTGGCACCAAAGTATTCATATCATCGGGAATTTCCTTGAATTTATCAAGAATATTCGTAATTAAAGTGTTTACACTCGCATCTTGCTTCGTAGTAAGTCCAACTTCATTGTTATCGCCAGGCTCTTTTCCTCGAATTTTCGCAATATTGGTCTTTACATCCTCTGATAAGTTGTTATTTACGGTTTCTACCGAAGTTTCTGCAATAGTAATGGTTTGAATCGCATCAGAAATGTCTGTTACAGAAGAAGAACCCGCTAATTCATCAATTTTTGCGTTAATTTTACTCGAAATAGTCGAATTACCAGTCGAAGCTAAGGAAGTAGCGTTATCTGCTGTACCCACATTAGTCGGAACCTCTGTATTTGGAGTTAAATAAGGGTCACAAGGACTATCCACGACTGTAGGAAGGTACTCTGCCTCTCTAACTGCACTTAAATCGTTCAAGCCTGGAAAATCTTGCTTTAATAAATTCAAATCTTGACCAATAATGTTCTCTTCTTTCGTAAAAATGGGTTCATAGAGTACATCTTTACGTTTACTTATGATAATTCCGACCATTGCTGCACGATCTATGATACCCCAACCCGCTCTTACGTTAATTACTGCACCAGAAAGACTTGCTGTGTACTCAGCATCCTTTGTAAAGTCTCCTCCATCAGTCGTAAGTGTATCAGGTGTACCCTCAACCTTGAACTTAATGACAACATCTCCTCGTCCTCCGTTCTGTGTAGACTGAAAAGTACTACCTATATCAGGAAGTTCACCAGTCCAGTTGGAAATATACCAGTTTGTATCATACTCTCCACCATCATCTATGACTTCTGCCACAACAGTAATGGTTGCACCACCCTTTTGAATTGTATATGTTCTTGTTTCTGCTGAATTAAAGATCGCATTTCCACCCTCATTGAATACTTTTTGATTTGTCCAGTTACCATTTAGGTTAGTAGTGAACTGCCAGTCATTATCATGTATCCCAGGCCCTTCAATTTTAAACCCTACTTGTTTATTTCCAAGAGTTACATTTGTTGCTATAGTTGCAAAACAATAATTTGTACTCGGTATTTTATTCGGTTCTGCTGCGGTAATTGTAATATTTCTAAGTTTTCTACGTTTAGTTCGATTAAATCCTTGAAAACCACTTGGTAAATTCAAATCAATACGATTTGTAGAGGTATTAATCGTTTTAACTGTCAAACCTGTAGGAAATTGAGTCTCATCACCCATAAATCCTCTAACAACATCTCCAACCTGTATATTCTTTACATTGTTCAGTATAAAGGCAGAGTCACCGATGATTCGATGGATTCTCTTTTGTTCAGTACGAGTATCACAAAAGTTCACCACAGAGGTCACTGTATGACCGTTAATGACATCTCCAGCCTTAACTACAGTTCTAGTATCATTTTTATATGTAAAGATGATTGAAGCGTCAGTTGTTCCTGCCTTATAAACATAAGGTTCTTCAACTGTAGGTAGACCACTGACATCTATATCAACTCGATCTAATGTAAAATTATTGGTTATCTTTGCTTTTCTTGTACATGAACCACCTGTTGCTGAAGAATAACTTGATCCAGAACAGTTTGTAGTCGGATCTCCATCGTCATCAAGACATATTGGTACATACTTAATTACAATATCTTTAACTGATTGATGAGTCGTAGGGAAGTTCCATAGATGATAGAAGTATCCTTCATCGATACCCTTATCCATTCTACAATAGTTCTCGAAAATCGCTGCGCCAGTGTCTACGTTATATTGCTGAAATCTTGGATCACCCGAATTATCCCATTGCTCCCGAAGAGTACCGTTCGATAAAGTAATTCCTTGAACCTCGTTATAGACAATATCGGTATAATTAATAGTTTCAATATTCCAATCGTCATCATAGTTACTTGAAGGACACTCAACTTCTACAGAAGCTTTAACTTCTTGTTTTGAATTGGAACAGTTTATACCAGAGTTTGCAGTACTCATATTATATGAAAAACGCTACTTGTTATAGGCCCGAGAGAATCTTAGAGTATTCTTTAAGTAGTTTGAGAGAACTCTCTCAATCATCGCCTACTCTATGTAGGCGAAGGCCTGGAAGTCCATTATAGTCGTGATACTCCCATTCCAAAATATCGCCTTCTTTCCATTCCAATTCTTCTAAAAGATCCTCTGGTATTGCCACTGTATGATTATCGTCTACTTCATCATAGAGTATCTCTGTGCTTGTATCAAAGTTTGACATGTAAGTATATTGTATAGTGCATTACATAAAATTATATAGTGATAGTTACTTTTTAGTTTTCTTATTTTTCTCGTTCTGTCAGAATGTACGCATATGAGAAATGTAAGGGATTCATCGAGGCCTCAGACGGATTTTTCTGGCGAAAAATTTTTCAAATCTCGATATTTTTAGAGGTCGAGTTTGGTCCGTTATAGATTAGGGGAGTCAGCGGTTTTCGCCATAAAAACGGGGGCGGGCCAAACAACTGGCCCTGGCCCCCCCGTTGACTTCTGTTAGCCAGATGTCTTATAATAGCTGCCCTCTGGGCCAGCTATAATGCTGGTCTCAGGGCGTAGGGCGTGGGCAGAATGTGCCTGCCCTCTGCGATTTGTGTTAGTTCTTATGCCCTTTGTCATACTCATGACTAGCTCACCCTTACGAGGGCGGCGAGGTCTTAGCACCTTCACTGTGTAGCCTTGGGCGATGAGTTGCTCTCTAGACTCTGTGATGGCGGGTGAATTAATGATCATGTGGCATTTAATTTGTTGTTTCTATTCTAGACGGCATAGGGCACAATCTCTGCTCGCCAGTCTGGATCTTCAAGTTTTGTAACATTCTCAACATACTCTAGGGCATGCCTGTAGGCTTGAAATGAGATGTAGCGTGGCTGTGGTTGCTGATTGAACCAGTAGCGGACGGTGGTCTTTGTGCTTGATGCCATGTTGTTAGAAAATAGAATTGAATAGTAGGGCTTGGATCTTTGAGTATTTCGTATGCCTCTGGGCTAAGCATATTCCTCCGTGGCTGGTGTAGGATCAAAATCCTCTTCCATAAAGACGGCGGCAGCATCTAACTGTCCTAAGAGCAGTGCTTCTTCAGAATCAGCACCAAAAATGTCGGCAAGTTCGTTCATAGTGATAAACCAAAAATAGAAAGGGCATAATTTGTTGCCATCAGTAAAAAGATGGCGATCCATACTTCAAGCATGACCGTGGGGTGAATAGATTTTAGAAATGATTGAGTCAGCAATTGCTGCTGCCTCGTCACCATAGTCGGCGTAGTCTCGGCACATCGACTCGATAGCGGATAATTCCTCATCCGTGAAGAAATCCTCTAGCATAATGCATCGAGGATTTTTTGGTCAACTTCTTGAGCATCACGAGCGCCCCACTTGTTGATGTGGCGAGATGTTGTTGTGCTGTACCATGTAGAGGTCTTGACAAATCCTGTGCCGAAGATGTAAGCAGCAACTGGTGTGCGGTATGAGAATAAAACACGAGCATTGTCTGTTTCGACTTCTGTCATGTTAGATCCGATTGGTGAAAGTCTCATTTAAATAAGTCCTTTTGTTTTGTTTACAATGCTATTATAACGTCAATAGCAAACGGAATGGTGATTTTGTGTGCCAGAAATATTAGTGGCACACATTCTTACCAATTTTATACCGTTAGTGGTATATCATTAGGGATATATTCCCCAAAATATAAGCCTCTCATGATATCCCTTACTCGCTCTCTGTCGAGCGAGTCGCCATCGCCCCATGAATAGTTTGGGCTATCATAGTGAACAATGGCATCTAGGTACTTGAGAGTAGCATAAGCAATCTGCTCCCTAGTAACGCCCATAGGATAAAGAGCATCAGGGGCGCCATAAAATGAATAGACGTATTCGATGAAATCATTCCAGCTTTCGTTCATTGGCAAAGGTCCTCAAATAATTTGTGTGCTTGCTTCTCAAGATGAGAGCGAGTGCCAGCGGAGCAAACTATTAGCTCGTCCATTTGTTTGGCGGATAGTTCGTTATGAACTCTGAAATTCTCGATAGCTTGCTCAAAGCAGTCTTCAAGAATTGATTCGTGATGTAATGTGCTCATATGTTCATTATAAAGGATCTTGGCGAATAAATTAGCGTTTATGTTGGTACTGAAACATTTCGTAACAATTCAATTTGTATGGTAGAATCGTTTATCTAGCTCCAGATTCCAGATAACGGACCTACATGCATTTAATAGGTCCTCATCATCCACTTCAAAATCTATGTCTAGCTCGACTAGTTCATAGATTTTGGAATATAGCACTTCGTGCTGTTCGGGGCTAGTCCTCATCCTCTACTCCATGAAATAAAGGGCGCATCCAATTCTTGAAATCTTCAAGTTTGAAAGAAGCGGCACTCCATAGACCCGCTTCGGAATACATTGGAAAATCGCCAGTATCCTTTGCCTCAGCAACGACTTCATCATAGCAACAACGGAGCATATCTTCGTTTGTTAGTTCGTAGTCTGTAGGATCAACGTAAAGGAAAAATGACATAAAATTAATTGATTAATTTGTTTATAGGTCCATTATAACCATAAAAGTGGCGTTTCTGGTGTAGCGCTTGTGCCACTTAATTAATTGGTCTACGTTGCTCCCTAACATATAATTCTTTGTCTATCATGTCACTAAGCTCTGGCGAGATGTCCTCTTTTAAACAGCTACGTAAGTAGTTGCTAGATGCTCTAAGTACATCATCATAAGTGAAATCGTGCATTTGATATTCCATTATACTGCCTCCACACTTAAAACTTCTGCTTCTGCTGATTTGTATTCTTCATCAGCAATTGTATAATCATCGCTCCACATCAGCTGAATAGCATCATCTTCACATTCTGCTTCAATGAACATAGTCTCAACATAGACTTGTTTGACTTTGACTCTGTAAGTTTTCATTTAAGCCTCCACGATAATGTTAGTTTGAACTTCAAATAAAAATGGCATTTCGTTAGTTTCTCTAACGTATGCTTCCATTAAGAGATCGGTGATTGTCTCTCGCTCTCTGTCCGTGAGCAAATCCCATACATCAATAGTTTTCATTTCCATTAGTCGGTTAGCTCCATTCTTAAAGCTTCCTCAGCATCCTCGACTAATAGCTGCTGTTCTTTTTCCCAAGTATCCATAAATGGTGATTCGGATTGCTTGGCGTCAAAGCTAGGATAGAATACTTTGTCCAAAATTTTCTCGGACATAACTTCCTCTTCCTTAGTCATATAGACTCTGTAAGATTTGAAAGCGGAATAAAGCAGTTCGTATTCTGCTCTAGTAAATTCTTGAATCATAAAGATTTGTTTGATTTATAATGCTATTATGACATAAAAAAACCGCCTCTGGTGAAGCGGTGTGCCACTTTATAAAGCGGTTTTTATTCGATGTGATCCAAATATTATTATGTTAGGATCCAAATCGAATCTAATCCGATTCGGATCGATCTGAAATTATTATACTAATAGGAAATATATGGATGCCCGTCCGTTACATCATCCCGACCAATTGCATAGTTTAAATTATGCTCCGATGGAAATAATTTATGTAACGTGATATCATATATTAAAACAGTTGCTGACAACTGCTCCTCACTCATCTTCCCTAATTCATTATATAGATCCCGATACTGCATACTTATATGTTAATAATTTACAATTATATGTTAATAATTTGTTAATAATTACCGATATTCGCAGCAGTCTTCAATCGATTCAATCTCATATTCTTCTCGAATAAGAGATGATATCTTTTTACTTACTGACGCTAATTTCGCCCGTAAGGTTTCGTCATCAGCACATAATTCTTCGGCATATAAACTGTCGAGAATCAATGCTAACTCCTCATCATCAAATAGGTCACTAATAGTATAATACATTAGTTAATAATTTGCGATTACATTATATATTATAACACACTGCTCGGAGGCTGTCAACAATACTCATAGCATATATGTTAATAATTTGAAGTTTTCCGAGTTTTCCACAACCCCTGTGGAAAAACCTCAGCCATATATGTTAATAATCTGAGCGCCCTTGACTTTTAACAGTATTTCTGATAGAATGCCATGGCATATATGTTAATAATTCTAATATGTTAATAATTTGAGGCCTCTGAGGTCCTCTGAAGCTTTCTGAGCTTATACATAGCATTGCCAATCTTTCGATAGGGGTCGGGCAAAGACAACAACAACCTCAGCCATTATCAGTTAATAATCAGATATACATCCATATTCACTCTTTACAGAATCCATATAGAATACACAGCCATATTTTTTCAGCCATTTAGAAAATATACAGTTGATTGGGCAAATCCTCTAATTTAACATTAGCATTTAACATAATCCGATAGTCTTTGGGCTTTAAATTGAATTTCTTGACATAATCCTCAACTTGATCTATTCTATAGAACCAGCACAAGTTCATACCTATGCGACTCTCCACTCTCCATGGCATCGTACGGCAAGGAAAGAGTTTTTCATCCTTCCTTTTTACATACTTTAACTTAGTCTTCATTAAAATCAGGATCAGGCTTGTGAGTATCCATTTCTTCAAATGTAATACTCCATTCTTCCATATTCATATGATCAATGATATCGAGCCATGTTGGTTGTACTGATTTCTTCCAATGTTTTGCAGCATCTTTATCAGGATGATGGATAACTACCACACAATGATTGACGTTATCTTGCTTGCCACTATACAGTTCTTCCAGTATTCTCTCGATTGAGAATTTACGACTTGACATATATACTGAGCAAGTATTGTCCTTCGCAGCAAATCTCTTGGTACGATTGATAAGTGTAGTCTTATCAGGATAGGCAGAATAGTTAATGAATAACTGACCAGAGCGTTTATCCTCCCGATCATCAAGTTCTTTTTTCGCCTTCTTCAGTATGGTTGTGATCTTCTTTTTGGCGAATCCAAATGATTCCAGAGCAGTAATGTTCACCTGAGAGTTATATGGAATACCCTTATCGGCATTTGTAATAACATACTTGATAGCATCCTCATCGCTTACGGGCTTTTTGGTTACGTCAGGTTTCTTATTCAGCAAATTAGCGATTGTGCGAATTTCAGTTTCATTAAATTCAGCAGCAACATTTGCTGGGATTGTGATAACTGGAATATAGCGAGCGTGTTTCGCTTGACTTGATCCAAATACAGTATGATTCCCATCTACTCTTAAATCCGCACCATTGGCAGTTCTCTCCGCAAAGACAATAACTGGATTACACTTTTCCGTATTGCCAAGAGCATCATTTATTTTATCACGAATTTCTCTTTGAAGCTCATCATCATGTTTTTCTCTGACTTGGAGATATTCCATGCCGATATGATCTTTGATTAATTCTTGTTTTATTGGATAAATGCCATCTTGAATCTGCTGAACTAACTGTTGACATTTTTCAAGATCAGGCTCTTCGTACTCAACAAATCCATTCCACTTGTTATAGTATTGTGGATTTTTGGCAGCATTGACTCTTCTCAGATAAGTTGCTTCTGAGTTTTGAATTTCTTTGGCACTGCCATATTGCATGACTTCAAATTTCAGTTTGCTTTCTGAATCTTGAAATACATCAGCAAATTCATCATCTGAGCTTGAATGACTATAGTCATCATTGACCGAGCCCTTGTGCCAACCAACATACATTCTAGCATTGTCTAAGTTTGTCCACTTATACAAGTATGCTTCGTAGTCATTTGGCGGAGCAGGAATAATTGTTTCTACAATGTTTTTAGACATTTGAGTTAAAATAGTTGGATAGAGAATGATTTAATTCAGCAATATTTGCTGATGGAGCATTGACTTGCTCAAATCTTTTTACTATGATATCACAAATATTCTCGATTACAAGCGGTTCTTCGCCATCGAGATAAAATGTAATATCCTGCTGAATCAATTCTGAGAGTCTTTGAAGTTCAGATTGTGACATTTAAGCAACCTCCCTTGAAAAATAGTCATGTAACTGATTAATGTTAGTTTGTAAATCTAAAAGACAATCTCCAATCGTAAAAGAAGAACCTTCCCGATCTTTTGGAATATCCATAAGTGATGTTGGTTCTTCATCAAATTGACTTTCATCATATTCTTCTATAATGTCATCAGTTATAGAATGTGCCTTTAATGTTTCAATAGCATCATTGATATTGAATAACATATTTGCCATGTAGTCTCTGTTCATCTTTTATCCTCATTAAGTGGACTTGAGAAGTATGAACGATTGGCAACAAATAGCACTACAAGCGCTGTAAGTATGCCAAGAGCACCAATGATCAAAATTGGAGAGTGTGGAAAATCGTAAGTTGGAATTGTCATTTAAACTACCTCTTGAATTGAATTGAATTGATGGTCATAGAACATATCGTCCATGTCATATGAATTATCAGGATAATGTCCACGATTGTATAAAGCGATTGCTTCATCTTCGGTTTCTGCTTCAATGGTTACATTGGCATAACCAACAAACTTTTCTTCGATTACAAATGTTTTCATTTAAGCAACCTCCAAATCAGATAGGAAGCAAGATACAAGCATTGGTTCATAGTCGTTGATCCAATACTTAACAGTTGCAGTATTACTGCTTCTGTTGAGTTGAACTACATCGCCGTTGAGGTCATCATGTAGTTTATGCTGAACTGAAGTTCCGAGTTTGATCATGAAGAATTTGTTTTGTATACAGCTATTATAATGGATAAGTGTCTAATTTGCAAGTCAAGTAGACACTTATTTAAGTGGTCTATCTCATGTAGAGATAACCACCAGCCCAATCTATATTATCAGGATTGAGTAAGTATTCACGTTGCTGAATAATTCTCATATCATAGCGAACGTGCTTGGCAGGCGCCTTCCATGATGCAGGCTTGTAAACTTCACCAGTTTTCTTATCGATAAAGCAATTGACACTGCCATCACGATATTCGTTACGATCTCTGAATGTATCGAACTCTTGCTGAACGATCTTATAGTATTTCTTACCAGTATACACTTTAAACTTCATTAACTTCGCAGTGCCATTTTCGATCTCAGCAAGTTGCTGATTGGCATAGTCAGATAAGTCAGGGCGATAACCAAGTACACTTCCATTGTCTTTTTTAGCAAAGCGTACTGAATTGATAGTTAACTGTTTGATATGGTATCTTCTATAGTTTTCTGTGAGCGATTCAGCAAGTTG